GTTCTGTGGAGCAACCCCGGCGAGGTGGTGTTCACGCCTTTTATGGGCGTCGGAAGCGAGGTTTATGGCGCGGTCTTGAACGGGCGCAAGGGCGTCGGTGTGGAGTTGAAAACCGCCTACTACAATCAGGCCGTGCGGAATCTCGCCGCCGTGGAAAACCACGTTGAGCAGGAATTGATCCCGGTATGACCGACGACCACTGGAAACTCACCGCCGCTTATCTCGCATCCTGCCACGCCGCGACGTTGGAAGGACTGCCCAAATCCGTCTCGAAACGCGAGCGGGAGCGGTTTAAAAGCATTTGCCGGAAAGCGGCGAGGCTTCTGCGCGAACTCGAAACGCCGAAACCGGCTGGCAACCGCGTTGCCGATGCTATCGCACGATGCGAAAGAAATGGGGTATGACCGACGACCTGTTCAGCTTTCGCTACCCGTCCGCTCCGGGACACCGCGACACCGATACCAGCCGAGAGGCCGCGTCGGACATGGCCAGCCGCGTCACAGGATTGCGCCTGGCGGTCCTTGGCGCGCTGGCGCAAGACAGGACAGCGGACGAGTGCGCTGCGGTGCTTGGCGTGCCTATTTGGTCGATCAGGCCCAGATTGAGCGAGCTAAAGCGGCTCGGGCGCATCACCGACACGGGCGAGCGCCGGCCAAACGCGAGCGGGAAACGGGCGATTGTGTGGAGGTTGCGGTGAGCTACGACGTTTCCGCATGGCACGAAAACGGCATCTATGCCGGGTTTCACGGCAGGCTCGCCAAGGAGATGCTTCGTAATGTAGCGGAGCAGGCTAGGCCAATTCGCCGCAAAACTCAGCGGGTGGATCAGGCTATTGGATTCAATGTGCGGACAGACGACGACTTTTTGGAACGAGTTGCGCGCCGGATATTGACCGATGAGGAATTTGAGCGGATCAAGGCGTGGAACGCGGAGAAACCATCTGACGCGATGCGGGCGAAGATGGCCCGGAACGCCAGAGGACCAGTAAAACTTTCGTGGCAGGAATACATGCAAAACCCGCTTCATCGCTGGATGTCGAGGAAACCGAAGGAGCAGCCGTGAAAAACCGCTTGCAATCGGCGCGGGGGCAAAGCGCCGTTAAACTCTGTGTAAAACAACGCTTTACAGTTAACTTAACGTAGTTTATGATTCCTTCCATGTATGCCAAACTGTTTTCCCGAATTGCTCAAAGCTCTCTGATGGAAGAGGACGTTGAGGTTCGCTACTGCTTTATGATGCTGCTCGCCATTGCCGACTCGACCGGCGACGTGATCGGCACCGACATCGCGCTTGCCCGCACTGTCAACCTTCCGCTCGATACGTTTCGCCGTTGCATCGCAGAATTGATGGAACCAGACCCCGACTCAAACTCGCAGGTTGTTGAGGGTCGGAGGATTGTTTTGAGCGAAAACGGGCGCGGCTATCGCGTGGTTAATTACGTCACCTATCGGCAGATTAAGACCAATGACGAGAAGCGCGCATACATGCGGGAGTATATGCAGCGGCGTCGTAAAGGGCTGAAAGCTAACGATGTAACCCCATGTAAAACTCTGTTAAGCGATGTAACACATTCAGAAGCAGAGGGAGAATCAGAAGGAGAAGCAGATACAACCCTCCCACCTTCCCCGCCGCAAACGGCGAAGAGGACAAGGAAAGTGGTGCCTCGCTTGGAATGTCCGGCCTTTCGAGAATTTTGGACAGCCTACCCAAACAAAAAGGCAATCGCAAATGCCGAAGCCGCTTGGGTAAAGCACGATTGCGCCGGAATGGTTCCGCAAATTTTAGCGACCATTCGCAAACTCAAAACCTCCCCGCAGTGGGTTAAAGACGGGGGATCGTTTATTCCTCACCCTGCGACATGGCTCAACGCTCGCGGATGGGAGGATGAGCTTTTGCCAGTGATTACGCAACCGCGCGTCAAAGCTACCGTATGACACCCGCCTTTCTACGCCACGCCGAGCAATCCCAAGTAGCCGCACTCAGCGCGCTCCGAAACAATCTGACCGAAGCCGGGGCGATGCTTTCGACATCGGGCGTGACCGAGGCTCATTTTTACGATCATCACCGGGAGGTTTTCGCGGCGCTCATGGAAATGTGGCAGCAGGCCAAGCCGTTCAATTTCCGGTCGCTGGCAATCCGGCTCCGCGAAATGGGGTCAACGATTGAGGAAACGGCGCTGCAAACGATCTTCTCCGAATCCTCGCCCATGCACGCGCTGCCTACCACGATTGGCGCTTTGCTGCGCTGTGAGGCGTCCAGGCGGCTTTACAAGCTCGGTCAACGGCTTACCGGCAGCGCCTTCGACCTGACCGCCGACATCGAGGATGAACTGGCGCAAGCCCGCGCTGAGTTGGACGCTGTGACCGTTGAGCCTGACCGCGAGGAAACCAGCTTGGCGCATTTTCTCAAACAAGCCGTTCAGGAATTGGAAGGGCACGCGACCAGCCCCGACGTGATCGAGTTTGGTCTTGGTCTTGATCCGATTGCGGGGCCTTTCATGCGCGGGGATTTGATCGTGATAGCAGCGGAAACCAAGGGCGGAAAATCGGCCATTGCCGGGAACATCGTGGAAAACGTCGCTGCCGCTGGCAATCGGTGCCTTGTGTTCTCCCTCGAAATGACGGGAGTGCAGACCGCCGAGCGGATGCTGGCCAGTCAGGCCCGTGTGGACATTCGATCCATGAAAATGCGCTTTCGGATGCGTCACGAAATGCAGTTCACGTCTCAGGACAGCACCGAGCTTGCGCGCATGGAGTCCAGTGCGGCGCGGATGAAGGATTGGCCGGTGGACATCCTCACCAAAAAGGCCAGCGTCGCTGCGATGTCCGCCGAGATCATCCGCCGCAAGCCCGCGCTCGCCGTGGTGGATTACGCACAGCTTACAGAGGGAATCCGCAAGGGAAGCGACAACCGGGAGCGCGAGGTTGCGAGCATTTCCGCCACGCTCAAACGCGCTGCCGGTTTTGCCAACTGCGCGGTGATCCTGCTTTCTCAGCTAAACGAGGAAGGGAAGCTCCGCGAAAGCCGCGCACTAGGTCAGGATGCGAATTGCGTGCTTTTTTTGGAAGGAGACGAAAAGGACAAGCGCACGGTGCGCGTTGGTGCTGCTCGGTCGGCCCCGTCCGGCGTGGAGATTGAGCTTGAGTGGCGTCCGCAGTTCACCCGGTTTTCCGCCAATGACTGACGCCGAGCTTGCCGAATCCATGCATACGCTGGCCAATCAATTTGTGGACGCGGTGCGCGCTGTGATACCGGACGGGCCGGTTGCCGACGAATGGGAGGGCGCGTTCCGCTGGGCAATGGAGAAGCCCGACAACGCCGAGGTTCGCGCCTACGCCGACAACGCCCTTGCTGCCGCTTTCCAATGACCACTCAAGCCCTACTCCTGCCACCTGAACCGCATCACCGAGTCTCGCGCGACCGCGCACGCGAACTGTTCGCCAAAATTCGCGCCACGGTTGCGGCCATCACCGCGCCCGATGATGCCAAGCGCATCGCGGCGGCGGCTCGGGAGGCGGCGGCGCGGTTTCGGGAGGGCATGGGGAGGTGAAGGTTTCCGTTCTTTCAATGCCGACAAGCGAAACCGAATCTTGGCTGCTCAATCGGCACTACGCGAAACGCCTGTGCCCAATCTCCTACGCTTTCGGAGCGTATCGCGGCGCGGAACTCATCGGCGTCGTGACGTATGGCACGCCCGCGAGCGCACCGCTGCGCGGCGGGGTCTGCGGTCCGGAGTGGGCAGACAAGGTGCTCGAACTGAATCGGCTTTGCTGTGAGAACTCCAAGAACGTCGCAAGCACGCTGGTCGGGCGGTCGCTGCGGCTGCTGCCAAAGCCGAGCGTGGTCGTGAGCTACGCGGACACGGCACAAGGGCACGTCGGCTATATCTACCAAGCCACGAACTTCATTTACACGGGTCTGAGCGCGAAGCGCACAGACTGGAAAATCAAAGGGCGCGAGCATCTGCACGGCGCGACGGTCGCCGATGAAAGTCGCGGGCATGAGAACCGGGCGAAGTGGATGCGCGCGAAATACGGCGACGACTTCTATCTGGAGGACCGCCCGCGCAAACATCGCTACGTGTTCGCGTGCGGATCTCGGAAGCAGCGGGCCGCAATCGTGGCTGCGCTGCGCTACCCAGTAGAAGCCTATCCCAAGGGCGAGTCCCGCCACTCCGATGTCAGCGGGGAAGTGAAGTCCCAAATGATCCTGCTATGACCACCCTCGCCGACATCCTCGCGCGCCTCAACGCCGCCGTGCGCGCTGGCGAGGCGGCAGGCGATGCAATCAGCGACCATGCCGCCGATCCGTTCGCTCGGATACTGTTGCAGCAGACGCGGCTTGCGACGGCGCGGCACCGGGAAAGCCGGGACATGCTGCGGGCTGCAATTCGGGCGACGAAAAAAAGTGGGCCAAGCGAAAGAAAAGCCGTTGACAACCTTCCGATTGTATAGGAAAGATAGCGCATGAAAGAACTACTCAAAGCCGCCGCACTTACCGAAGAAATCCTCAAAGCTGCCAATACCAGCGACAAGGCCGCCGCGTTGATCGCCAAGTGGAGCGACAAAAACCTCGGGCCAAACCCAATTGCAACCGCTGCGGCTTTAGAGGCTCGCAACCAAGTTTTCGGATGGGGTCGGTAGTATAGCCCTGCAAATCTGCGAACTGAATATGACAACGACGACCTCAATCAACCTCGGCAACAACGAATCTCTCAGCCGCTCAATCGTCCGCAACTCGGACGGCAGCTTTACCGCTGTCACCTTCTCTGCGAGCCGCACGTTCAAGACCTACAAAGGTGCGGTCAAGTGGATGGCTGCTCGCTGCAAATAATCTTCTGACATGACCATCACCGACATCATCACCCGGCACAACGAGGCCGAGCCGTGCCGTGCGCGCGACATCGCCGAGCCGGTCGAGTTCACGCTCACTGGCCGTTTCCGCATCGTCATAAGCCGGTTTGCCGACGCCGACCCGATCACCGCCGAGCGGCTCGCCAGCATCATCAGCGACACGCTTGCGAGCGAGGGCATCACCGTCGTCCGATGAACGAAGCCGACATCAACTTCGCAATCTCGCTTCTCCGCGCCTGCGGCTATTCCGTCACGCTGCCGCAAGCGGACGAGTGGATCACGGTGATTGACCTGTGGCGCAAGCACGGCGCCGGATGCTCCCTCGCGCAGTTCAGGGACCGCCTCCACCACTCGCGCTGCCCCAATTTCCAGCGGCATGTCGGCGCGACAGGGCGCATGACTACGTTGCGGCCCACGCCGGAACTTCTCGCTTTTTTGCGCCAACCCAGCCAACCCGGAAAGCGACTGAAATGACACCAGACCAAATCGAACAATGGAAGGACGCCGCCAAAGCTCTGATCGATGGCGAGACGATTGAGTATCATCACATCACCGGACAGTGGATTGAAACTGACGGAATCAGCACGAAATGGCCGCACCGCCGCAAACCCAAGCCCGCCCCGTGGACGCTCGCCGACCACATGCGCCGCTTTTTCCCGACGTGGGACGAGGCGACGATGCCGTTGCACCGCGCAGACTGGACAGAGGACATGCTGCCGGAGGGGTGGAGGCCGCTGTTGAAAGGGGAAGTTTACCAAAATGGAGATGAATTTAAGTTCTATTCAGAATGGAGAGTAGAAGCCAACGTAATCTCATATCAGACGACTGAATGCTGCTACTTCCCCACCCGCACCCGACGCCCGCTGCCCAAGCATCCCAGCATGGTGCCGTTGACGCGCGGCGACGTGCCGTTCGGCAGCGTGTTCCGCGCAGTATCCGGCAGCGATTTCCTGCCGGTGCAGACCTCAGATCACGGCATTACACTGGCTTTGCATGGCGAATCCGGCTTCCGAGGGTGGACGCACCTGCAAAGCATGGGCTGGCTCATCCACCGCCCAGGCGACAACGACGCAGACGGCAAGCCGGTTTGGCGCAAGTGTGAGAAGGAGGAAACGGAATGACCGACCGCGCTACGCCGGAGACGGATGCGGCAATTTATTGCGCTAGCCCCAACGAAAGCGTGGTGCATCTTGGCTTCGCCCGCAAGCTCGAAAACGAACGCGACGAGGCGAGGGAGGAAAGGGACGCGCTCAAAGCCGACAAAGACCTGATCGCCGGACAGCTTTTTGCTGCACGCGGTATGTATGAGGACAGGGATATAATAGCCGCCGAACGCGATGCCGCCCTCGCCAAGCTCGCCAAATGCCGCGAGGCGCTGAGGCAAATAGCCGACTCTACCGTGATGCTCTCGCACGACGCCGGGGTGTGCATTTCCGCAGAACACAGAGATAAAGCCCGCGAAACCCTCGAAGCCACGATATGACCACCGCCGACCGTCTCGCCACCATCCGCGCCCGTTGCGTGCTGATCTCGCAGCAGGATTATCGGCCTGACACCTCGCTACCCTCTGGCCTGCCTTCGACCACGGTCGCAATGGCGCTGACCTGCATCGCTGCAATCGACACCTGCCAGCCAATTACGGAGGAAAATCTGCCGCTCGTGCAGTCCATCCTCGCCGCTTGGGAATGACCCGATCGCATCCGGTTTTCGTTAAGCAGCACTTCGCCGAGCTGAAAGCGGCAGTTGCTGGCGTTTCCGCTACCGACCCCTTGCCAGGCCCCTCAAAACGATTTCTACACGACACTGTAACCAACCACGCCCCATGTCCGACCAGCCCGCAACCCCGCTTCCCGCTCAATTCACCGCCC